CCTAGTTCTTTATCCCATTTCTTTTGAGTTGTACCGCTAGCAATGATGTTGCCTGCGGCATCACCTGCTGCTAACTCAAGAGTTCCAATCTTGCAACCAAAGCATCCTTCTACAAACTCAGGATGTTTTTGTTTTTGATGTAGGTTCATTCGCCTGTCCTTACGTATGCTCCGTATCCCTGTGATACTAAACTGTCGTAGATACCTTGTTTAATTTCGTACTCATGTCCGCCAAGAAAGAAAATGTCTGCTGCTTTAATAACATCTTCAGTAGGAAAAGTTGTAGTAGACCAAACGCCATTTATGCTCATAAGACTTATGCCACGTGTTAAGCGATAGCGGATAAACAAACGTCCACCACCTGCGGGACCGTACTCCTCAGTAGGAGGAGTCAGATAATACTTAGTCATAGTTCTCCTCTAGTTGACTTACCCCAAAGCAAGGACATTGCTGCCCTTGCTCTGGAGTCAATAAACTATTAGTAGTTGATTGAAGAAGAAGTCTCTACGCGGTAGAGTGCCTCATCACGGTAGATCGCGTGACCGAGTACGCCGTACCATCCGAGTGGACGGTGACGCATCAACTTGTCAACGACTGGTCCAATAACAACATGTGGCTCTTCAGCAACGGCTTCAGCAAGTGCTTGCTGTCCAGCAAAGTAGGTATTGTATACCTTAGTCTCATGTGTGAATGTTACAGATGCACCAGATGTAACAGTGCCTGATGTAACAGCAGTATCAATTGTGACGTTAAGTCCACTGATAGATAGAACCTGTGTACCAGTTGCAATACCTGTACCAGCAACAGTGTCAGATACCAAGATACCTGATGTTGATGTTACAGCAAGAACGAGTGCACCTGCAGCAGCAATTGCTGTTGTAGTTGTAGTAGATGTTGACTTAGCAGCACCTACGTAGTCGGTGTACAGACGTGGTGATTCAACATAGAATGCACCTTCGTATGTACCAATTTCGCCAGCCCAGATGGAATCATTTGATTGATACTCATGTGGTTGACGCCAAGAACCAACACCAGTCTCAGCACGAAGATCGTGTGAAACTTCTGGGTGGATACCAGCCCAGTAAAGTGAACCCTTACGTGGGATAGCCTTGTTAGCACGCAACTTAGCAGTTGTCTTACGAGCAAGTGCTGAAGTGAATGTGTCAGAAGATGTTAGAGTTGCAGTAGAAGTACGTGTTCCACCGTAGAGTGCGTTAGCACCTGTGCGGAGTACTGTCTGTGCGACATCATCAATTGAGTCAGCCATGTTGAACGCAATGATGTTAGCAACTGCAGGGTCTACATCAGCAAGGCTGAATAGTTCCAATGCACGTGTAACAAGTACTGCGTTACCATACTCAGCAAGAGTAATGGTTGTGTATGTTGGTGTAGCAAGTGCTACAGCATCTGGGTCAGTCTGTTCTGTAAGAGTTGATGTAACTTTTGTTAAGTCAACGTAGCGTTGCAAAACAACAGACGAACCAGGGATGCTTTGACGCGCAGGAGTCTTATCGGCTACTGAGCGAATGAGTGGTTGTGCACGGAGTGCGAACTCGATAAGACGATCATACGCCTTCTGAACGAGACCAGCACCACCAACTGTACCGCCGAGAGAAGCGGAGCCTGTGGTTGTATATGCATTAGCCATTTTTGCACCTCCTTATGAGGGGTTAGATTTCGGTTGGGTTAAAAATTACCCGACTGAATTAGCGAGATGATCTCCTCAGCAGTACCTGCTTCATTTAATCTCATCATTGCATCTTCAGCACGGTCAGGCGTAAGAGCCTGTTGTGTAACAATGTCTTGTTGCCGTAAGGCAGCACGATCAATTGTTTGTTCAGGTTGTCCTTGCTGGTGCACTTGAAGCCCGAACACCTCAGCGTTATCGTCAAGCCAATCAGAGATTGATTCTTCGCTAGCATCTGTTGGTAGTTCATTGGCAATCATTCGTGCAGCCTTTGGGCTTACGCCCTTATTTTCTAGGACTCTCTTGATAATAGTTTCACGTTGCGCTTTTGTGATACCGTCAAGTTGTTCAGACATTTCTTTGATACGCTTCTCATCAGCGCTAGCCTTCTTACGCAACTGCTTAATTAAGTCGTTGCCTTCCAAGTTCGCTTGAGGTGTATCATTGTCGTCTTCATCGTCATCCCAGTAGTTGTTGCTCATAGCAACCGTCCTCCCTATATCGTTAGTTGATTCGCAGACCACAACTAATGTCGGGGAACATTAATTGGCTTCTACTACCAGTCTTGTACACCGTGTGAGGCTGGCAAATTCACATCGGGATTCTATTTAGAACTTACCTTGTACCGTTCTGGCACTGGCTAAGTTGCTTGCTTGTGGATTAATACCTGCATCTCCACTGAACTTGGCTCGCTCAAGCGAAGCCAACTGCTTACGCTTAGTAGCAGCGTTAGCATTCTGTAGTAAGTATTCATTCTCAGCAGTAGTCTGGTCGTAGTTAATACCAGCCTCTTTGTAGATACTGCTTAACTTTTGTCCTGTAGGCAATACATCTGCAATGTTCTGGTAACCACTAATGGCGCTCATGCCACCTGCTTGGTTAACACCCATCTTTGCTAGGTACTCAGAACGGGCTTTATCAGTTGTGCCCAATCCCTGCTCCTGTGCTGCAGTACCAATCTCACTTGCACTTACCTTTTGTTGTAACATAGGTAGTGTTTCATCAGGTGCTAGGAAGTAAGAGACTAGATCACTAGTGGTTAAACCACCATAGTATTGCTGGAATGTCTTCATTACTTGTGGGTCTGCATTAATTACGCTATCAGATGCTGTTTTGATACGATTAGCAAACTCTGTTGAAGACACATCATTAGCAATATAATCGGCAAACTTCTTTTGATTAGCAGTACGATCAGTGCTAAGCATGTTGCCTAGTCCATATGCTCTAAGGGTTTCTGCATAGGCATCTTCATTAGAAATGTATTGCGCTTCAGTTAAAGCATTAAGACCTTTAGATACACGGGATGCATTACCAGCAAAACGTGCAGTGTATGCAGCATTATATGGTAATTGTGTCTTAGGGTTAATCTCTTTGCTGTACTTAAGTTTAACTAGCGCACCACTAGAAGATTCACCAGCGGTCATTAAATCTGTAATAGTTCCTGAAAGATCACCTAAACCGTATGATGTAAACAAATCTATAAGTGCAGCAAAAGCATCAGATCGTTGATCTGCGTTACCACCAGTAGATGATGTTGCCATTGGTGTCCAACTAGTTCCAAGAGCCTGATTAACAGCACCACCTGGTTGCTCAAGGGCAACGCCTGCAGCATTGGCTACTTCTGCTTGTGCTATAGCAGTTTCATTTACTGGTGAATTAGCATTTACAATTTTTGCTTGCTCTGAAACTGCTGTTATACTAGAAGCAGCCGCAGATAAATCAGCCTTAGATTTAACAGCATTAGCATTCATTGCAGTAGTAAGTTGTGCTTTAGTTAAAGAAGGTGAAACAGTAGGTGTAGGCGGTGGTGGAGCAACAGGTGCTGGACCTACGCCACCAAAGTATCTACCTAAGATTGCTGGGTCAATAGCCATTAGTTACCACCAAATCCAAATGATGTGAGGATAGTGTTAGCAAAATCAGCAGCAACATTGTGTGCTTCTGCGGTGTTACGCCAACGTGGGTCAGCCTGTAGTTGACGTTCAAATGTTGCGGTATCAAGGATGCCATCTTTTTGATTAATAGCAGACATAATTTGAGAATCACCAGTTGAATCAGGAATAGTAATACCAAGTTTTTTAGCCTTAATGTTTGCATAAGTATCTGCTACATCTTTAACTGTGCCACCTGCTTGTATGTGTGCTGCAAGGTTAGGCATAGTTGTAATGGCTAATTGCTTTAATACATCTTTTTGTTTAGCAACATAGTCTGTCTGTCCTAACCCTGTGGCAAGACGCTTCAAGGCTTGCTGTGGTGTCATGGTGATACCATAATCAGCAGCACTAGAGATAAGAGTATTAATGTCTGTAACAATTTTGCCAGGCTTTGCGCTATTCATAAGCGCATCAACTGGTGTATTACCTAATGCTTTTGCAGCAATACTTGCTGCTAATACGGTGCGATCTGCATCAGTAATACTAGAACCCACTGCAGTTAAGTTCTTTGCCGTACCACCTGCATCTGTAACAGTAGTAGTAGCAGTCTTAGCAGTGCTTTCAAGTTTGTTTAGTTGCTTATAGAAATCATCTTTTTCTGCCTTGGTAGGAGCGCGACCAATAGTATCTGAATAGTATGTATTAACATAACGGTCTGCACCAGCACGATCTG